ACCATTTCAGATCTTCACAGCGAAGATAATTCTCCACTGGGACATGACTAAAAAAGATGAGTGCTAATGAAAGCATAGGATGAACGCTCCGTTCCGCGACTTACTTGCGTCCCGCCCGAGAGCGGGATGAACGTATGGTAATTATACCATACTATCTATACGATGACAACTGTGTCGGTTGATACAGTTTAAATTCTCTTAACATGAGTGACCCTAGGGTCTTGGCAATCCAGTTCCTTGATGATGTAGTCACATGCTAGGCGAGGTCTGGCATTACCTCCACAAGTGTATACATCAACAGCACAAGAACCATCTTCTGGCCAAGTGTGAATGCTGATGTGACTCTCAGACAACAGAGCTACTGCTGTGATACCTTGTGGTTCAAACTTATGTGTGATTAAATTGAGCAGGGTCATCTTACCTTCGATGACTGCCTGCTCAAACATTTCTACTAGAAATTTTTCGTTGTTTAACTTCTCTACGTCACACCCGTAAAGGTTTAATAAAAAATGATCTCCCATTTACGTCAACCAAAAACCATCTTTACCTTTACGATTACACTTATGTACTTTAACATCATATCCATTTTTTAATAAATGCTGAGCAAAAACTAACGTATGTCTAACGTCATCAAAGAAAAACACTTCCGAATATTTTTTTGTAGACACAGGAACTCCGTTAGAATTGATTCTCATCAAAACTTTCTTTTCTGCTCTAGGTCCTTCTGCCATTTTCCAGAAAAGAATACAAAACGTCTGACGTTTTGACGGCACTACCTCTTGTAAAATTCTTTTTTCTTGTGGCGTAATTTCCATGTCATTTCTTAGGTGGGTTCCAAAGTTTGGGATTACTTCTACCCTCAGTTTGTGTAAAAGTAATCAGGTTCTCTCTATATTTATCCCAATACTCATCAAAGATATCTACTCGCTTACCAGCCATTACAATGTCCCAATGAGTTGTTTCACCTTCAATATACTCCACTAAAAAAGCAGTACAGGGAAGTGATCTATCTTGAGCAAGACTAGGATCACAATCCCTATGAATCATCCTTACACCCTTCCCCATCAGGAACGACCTCCCCATTTAATTTGGGGGAATGCTTCTTCAACACATGCTCTGGTTAGTTTATACTTCTTACCAAGTTCTTTATCCTTAGCTAGACATAGAACTTCTGCTTCACTCTTGTGAAGTCCCTCTAGCATTTGAATGAACAAAGACTCTCGCTTAGATTGTTTAAGAGAATTCGATCCACCTTTAAAGAACAGATACAATTTACGATACTCTTGCTCTAGTACCGTATGTTCTGTACCAGCAGGAGCATCGTTTGCTTCGTAAGGAACATTACCAGCTGGCAGCATAGACACTACGCTTTCGTCATAGTTGACGATCAAAATAGATCTAAGAGCAGGAGTGTTGTGCTCATGTAGTAGTTTAATTTTTTGTGCTTTCGTCTTGGCATTACTCACCTTTTGGAGCACTTCAGAAATAAGTAGTTTCATTTTGTAAATGTAGTCGGGGTACGAAAGAAATATTTTTCCATTAGAGTGTTCAACTTATGACGCTGAAAATACTCTAGTGGTGGTTGCTTCTCACTATTATTTAGAGAGTTGTAAAGATCCATGATTTGATCTTCAATCTCAGTAGGAACACAATCAAAATCAATCAGTCTCTTGTTTCTCTGGTAATTTGATAGAGTTTCTTTTGACTGACAGAACTGACCAGGAGATTCTTTTACCCACTTAGCAAGATTCTTTTGGCTAATAGGTTTTTGTCTCACACCGACAACAAAAGTATCATCAGGTGACAGATAGTTGGGAATTCCATCAGACTTATCACCCTTGATGATGTGCTCCTTAACATATGTGTAAGGATCATCGTGAGTAACTTCTCTCTTCATGATCGGATTGAACTGCTTCACTCCAGGATACTTTTGAAGTTGAATGAAGTCTTTATCGCCAGAAAGAATTAGAACTTTTTGAGTACCTTTGTTCTTACACAGAGTAGAGATTACATCATCAGCTTCTGCTCCGTGTACTTCCAGAACTTTGAAATGAAAATGTTCTTTGATCTCGTCACGAATCATGTTCAAGACTTCAAAAATACTAGACCAGTTGTGGTTAGATTTTTCTCTGTCTTTCTTTCGATTCTGTTTGTAGTAAGGAAATACTTCCTTCCTCCAATAATGTTTGCTGTCGTATGCTAATACAACCTCACCGTACTCATCTTTGTATTGACTCTCGTAAGAAAGCAATGAGGACAAGACCATATGTCGTGCCAGGTCCTCATTAAGTTCTTGATTTTTCAACTGGACCATCAGATTACTAATCATAATCTGATTCATGTCAATAATAATCATCCTCGTCCTCTTCGTTAATAAATTTCACAGAATAAAGTTCTTCATTAATTACCATACCATCTTCATCATACATTTCTGGGTGAAGGACATCATCTTTTGCCATCATATTATACAGGAAATCATTTGCTGTCCACCCAATTGTAACACCCACAATGAAAAACAATGCTGTGATTAAAGTCGAGAAGAACAAAATTACGGGGGTTGTCATAGTAATACTCCTTAGTTACTATCTTCCTCCCAAGTAAATTCAATTTTAAAGTTAAATTTTTTCTTTAGGAGGTTTACTCTGTGGTGAAATTTGAACCCCTTTGTTTCGGGTTCGGGTTCTTTGGCATCCCTCCTGAGCATTAGCTCCACACCTTTATTTATCTTCAAATCCTGACCCATTATTTTTTCTTAGATGAAATCATACCATTTTCCACAAAATATTTAACGGAGTCAGTAAGACCACCAATATTTTGTCCATCAATAGTCATCTGAGGATACCCAGTAGCATCAGAAAACATTTCAATAAATTCTTCCCTAGTGAAATTTTGCCCCAGTCTGTACTCAGTGTACTCAAGGTCAACTCGTCGAAGAAGTTCTTTTATTTTAGAACAGTATCCACAACCAGTGCTAGTGTAAATTTTAATCTCCATGAAAAAGGGGGTCGCTTGACCCCCGTATTATATCACAGAGCGTTGCCTCTTGGCAACACTTCTTCTGGGAACACGAAGTTCTCATGTGGTTGATCGACTGGTGCCATCCAAGCACGTAGACCTTCATTCAAAAGAATGTTTTTCGTATAGAAAGTTTCAAACTCAGGGTCTTCAGCTGCTCTCACTTCTTGGGATACAAAATCGTAAGCACGAAGGTTAAGAGCAAGACCGATAATGCCAATGCTGCTGGTCCAAAGACCCATAACAGGAACAAAAAGCATGAAGAAATGTAGCCACCTCTTATTACTAAATGCAATTCCGAAGATCTGTGACCAGAATCGGTTAGCGGTGACCATTGAGTACGTTTCTTCTTCTTGTGTGGTATCAAATGCTTTGAACGTGTTTGCTTGTTCGCCATCTTCATAAAGAGTATTCTCCACTGTTACACCATGGATTGCTGAGAGCAATGCTCCTCCCAGTATACCTGCTACACCCATCATATGGAAGGGGTTGAGCGTCCAGTTGTGGAAACCCTGAAGGAAGAGGAGGAAGCGGAAGATTGCCGCCACTCCAAAGGACGGGGCAAAGAACCACGAGGACTGTCCAAGAGGGTAGATGAGGAATACACTAACAAAGACAGCGATAGGACCAGAAAAAGCAATGGCATTGTAAGGACGGATACCGACGAGACGTGAGATTTCAAACTGTCGAAGCATGAAACCTATAAGAGCGAAGGCTCCGTGGAGCGCCACAAAATTCCAGAGTCCCCCAAGTTGGAGCCACCTGACGAAATCTCCCTGAGACTCAGGACCCCAAAGTAGAAGAAGAGAATGACCCATAGCGTCAGCAGGAGTTGACACAGCTGCCGTGAGGAAATTAGCACCCTCAAGATAGGAAGACGCCAGTCCGTGGGTATACCAGCTCGTAACAAACGTCGTGCCAGTAAGCCAGCCACCAATTGCCAGATAAGCAGTGGGAAAAAGTAATAGTCCAGACCAACCCACAAAGACAAAGCGGTCTCGTTTAAGCCAGTCATCCAGGACATCGAACCATCCCCTCCTTGTTGGTTGTAGTGTTGATGCTACCATTTTTATTTACCTTTGTATCTTTTTTTAACCAGAATAGTTGAGGGTAAGTATCCATGATTATTTCCCTCAGTTTGTATGGTGTGTTTTCGTCGATCATAATAGTTAAAAAGGGGACCGAAGTCCCCTTTAGTTGTTTTTTTAATAAACGACGTTTATTAGGAATCCGAGTATCAACCGATAGCAGGTGCTTGGAGTGCCACAGGAGTGGACTCAGCAGCAGCAAGGTCGAGAGGGAAGTTGTGAGCATTACGCTCGTGCATCACTTCCATGCCAAGACCAGCACGGTTGAGAACGTCTGCCCAGGTGTTCAGGACACGACCCTGACCGTCGATGATCGACTGGTTGAAGTTGAAACCATTCAGGTTAAATGCCATAGTGCTAACACCAAGAGCAGTAAACCAGATGCCGACCACTGGCCAAGCAGCAAGGAAGAAGTGAAGAGAACGAGAATTATTGAAAGAAGCATACTGGAAGATCAGACGACCAAAGTATCCATGAGCAGCGACAATGTTGTAGGTCTCTTCTTCTTGACCAAACTTGTAACCATAGTTCTGTGACTCGTTCTCAGTGGTTTCACGAACCAGCGAAGAAGTAACCAGCGAACCGTGCATTGCCGAGAACAGAGAACCACCGAAGACACCAGCGACACCCAGCATGTGGAAGGGGTGCATCAGGATGTTGTGCTCTGCTT